TGATGTAACTGTGCTAGGTGACACCAACAACTTAACTTTGGGGAATTTTCATGAATCCATTAAAGCGTCAATCGGTTTCTAAGCATAAGTCAGCTAAGAAGTTTCGTCATAACATGTCTAAAACTAAGGCTGCTAATCTTGCTCCTCCCCCACAACGTGGTGGATACCGTTTCTAAGGCCGTATGGCTTGTTTTAAGCCTCTTTTGGCTTATCAGTGTAGCGATGGTTCAATAGTCTGGCATGAGAGCCGTAGGGTTGATGTAATCAAATCTTTGCGGTTGCCTTGCGGTCAGTGTGTTGGGTGTCGCCTTGAGCGAAGCCGCCAATGGGCGGTTCGCTGTATGCACGAAGCCAGTTTGTACAAACATAACTGCTTCATAACTTTGACGTATGACGATGATCATTTACCGTCTGATCGAAGTTTGCATTATGAGGATTTTCAAAAGTTCATGAAACGATTGCGTAAGCGTTTCAAAGGTTTGGAGCTGGGTATAGACCCTGCTCTAAAAGAGCCTTACCCTATCAGATTTTATATGGCGGGTGAGTATGGAGAGAATTTTGGGAGACCTCATTTTCACGCTTGCGTGTTTAATTTTGATTTTCCTGATAAGAAGGTATGGAAACGTACTAATAGTGGTTCCATGATATTTAGGTCAAAAGCTTTGGAAGAGCTTTGGCCATTTGGTTTTTCTTCTATTGGAGATGTTAATTTTCAGTCCGCTGCCTATGTGGCTCGGTATATTATGAAGAAAGTTACTGGACGTGTTGCAGATCAACACTATGAGGATACGAATCAGGAAACTGGAGAAATTGTTGATCGTAGACCTGAGTTTAATAAGATGTCTTTGAAACCCGGTATTGGCTATAACTGGTTTGAGAAGTTTAAGGATGATGTTTATCCGCATGACTATGTTATTGTTAACGGTAAGAAGGTCAAGCCTCCCCGTTTTTATGATAATAAGTTTTCTTTAGAGTACCCTCTTGAATTTGAAGACATTAAGCACCATCGTTATATGGACGCTTTAATGCGTTCCGAAGACAATTCGCAGGAGCGATTGGATGTTAAAGAGAAGGTTACTCTTGCTAAGTTGTCTAAACTTCCACGTACTTTAGTTTAAGGTTTTTTATGAAAATGATTATTGCTAGTATTAAGGATCGTGCTGCTGATGCATATGCCCGACCTTTTTTTGTCCAGACGGACAATGTTGCTATTCGTTCATTTATGGATGAGGTTAATAGAGCTGATAAGGACAATCCTCTCTATAACCATCCTGATGATTACGATCTTTTTAGTCTAGGGGTTTTCGATGATAACTCTGCTATTATTGAGTTGTATGATGCACCTAAGCTATTAATGCTTGGTAAGTCTGCTAAGAATATTTCTTAACTTTTACCTCCCCTAATTTGGCAAAATTGGGGGAGGCCTCCGAAGGAGTTCCCTCATGCATATGAATCAGTCCGTTGATCTACATCAGTTTTCAATGATTCCGAGGGCACAGATCCCTCGTTCTTCTTTCCAGATACAAAAGACGCATAAGACGACTTTTGATGCTGGTTATTTGGTTCCTATTTATGTTGACGAAGTTCTGCCAGGTGATACATTCAACCTGAGCATGACTGCTTTTGCTCGTTTGGCTACGCCTCTTTATCCAGTGATGGATAATCTTCATTTAGATTCTTTCTTTTTCTTTGTTCCCAACAGGCTTGTTTGGGACAATTGGCAACGTTTTATGGGTCAGCAGGACAATCCCGGTGACTCCATTTCTTATGTTGTTCCTCAGCAGGTATCACCTTTAGGTGGTTATGCTGTTGGTTCTTTGCAGGACTATATGGGCCTGCCTACACAAGGGCAAGTTGATGGTTCATCAACTGTTTCTCATTGTGCATTTTTTACTCGTGCTTATAACCTCATTTGGAATGAATGGTTTAGAGACGAGAATTTACAAAATTCAGTTTTACAGACTAAGGGTGATGGCCCTGATACGTATTCTGATTTTGTTCTTTTACGTCGCGGTAAGCGTAAGGATTATTTTACAGGTGCTTTGCCTTGGGCTCAAAAGGGTTCTCCTGTTTCTCTTCCATTGGGTACTACTGCGCCTATCATGTCTGATGGCACTTATCCCAATTTTACTGGTGGTAGTTTAACTAACACTGGTATTTATTCATTGTCTGCCGGTGGTACTATGATTACCGGCAATGCTCCTACTGCTAACACTCAGTTAGTATTTGGAGCCAATACTGGTTTGTATGCTGATTTGTCTGCTGCTACTGCTGCAACCATTAATCAGCTTCGTCAGAGTTTCCAGATTCAGAAACTACTTGAAAGGGACGCTCGTGGCGGCACGCGTTATACTGAAATTATTCGCTCACATTTTGGTGTTGTTAGCCCTGACGCTCGTTTACAACGTCCTGAGTACCTTGGTGGTGGTTCTACTCCAGTTATCGTTAATCCCATTGCTCAGACGTCTGGCACGTCCGCTAGCGGTACGACTACTCCGTTGGGAAATTTGGCTGCTATGGGAACGGCACTTGCGTCAGGTCACGGATTTACTCAATCGTTCGTAGAGCATGGCGTTATTATTGGTTTAGTTTCTGTTAGAGCAGACCTTACTTACCAGCAAGGTTTGCGTAAGATGTGGAGTCGTTCCACTCGTTATGATTTTTATTTCCCCGCTTTTGCGATGCTTGGCGAGCAAGCTATTCTCAGTAAAGAAATTTACTGTACTGGTACCTCTACTGATAACGAAGTTTTTGGTTATCAGGAGCGTTGGGCTGAGTACCGTTACAACCCATCTCAGATTACTGGGTTGTTTAAGTCAACGTCCGCAGGTACTATTGACGCTTGGCATTTGGCTCAGAAGTTTACGACTAAGCCTACATTGAATGCCACTTTTATTCAGGATACTCCTCCTGTTTCTCGTGTCGTTGCTGTTGGTGCTGCTGCTAATGGTCAGCAGTTTTTGCTAGACACTTTTTTCAACAATCGTGTTGCTAGGCCTATGCCTTTGTATTCTGTTCCTGGTCTTATCGATCATTTTTAATCATGATGGAATTACTTGGTTCTCTTGGTTCTGCGCTTCTTGGCAACATGTTTGCCAAGGATCGTCAGGACACTGCACAGCAGTTTTCTGCTTCGCAATTTGCGAATCGGTATCAAACTACTGTTACCGATATGCAAGCAGCAGGGTTAAACCCTATGCTTGCTTATTCACAGGGTGGAGGATCTCCTCCCGGGGGTACTATGTCTAATTCTCAGGTCCCCGATTTTGGCGCTGTTATGAATCAAGCCAAATTGACTTCTGCTCAGGCGGCTAATATTGAAGCCGATACTGAGAATAAAGCTGCTCAGGGCAAGCTTTATGAAGCTCAAGCTGCTGCGCAGATGGCTTCAGCAGGGCAATCTACCGCTATGGTTGGGCAGATTGATGCTACTGTTAAGAAGATTGAAGAGGAAACCAAAAATATTCCTTTGGAGGGTCCTCGTATTAAAGCATTAACCAATATGCTTGCTGATCAAGCTAATTTAATGGGTGAACAAGGTTATACCCAGAAATTAGTTCGTGATCAGCTTGAAACGATTATTAAGAAATTAAAGTCGGAAACGACTTTGCTTAATTTGGATATTAAAGCGGCTAATGATTTGGATAACATTGGCCGTACATCCAAGCAACTTGAACCTATAGTTCAAATGCTTAAACTATTTATACGGAGATAATATGCGTAAGCCTCCTTTTGTACGGAATCCGTACAACTATGACTTAGATGCCGCTTCTAATGAAAGCGGCCTGGCTTGTCTTGATCCTTCTCTTGCCCAGCAGCATCAGAAGGATGATACTGATATCAACATTATTGTTGAACGATTCGGCCTGACAGGCCAATTACCTAACACCATCACGCCGCCTCAATACGGCGATTTTTCTGGTGTATATGACTATCATTCAGCAATGAATGAAGTAACTAACGCGAAGCAAAATTTTATGAATTTGCCCGCGAAGATTAGGGCTCGTTTTGATAACGACCCTTCTAAACTTATAGACTTCCTTGCTAACGATGAAAATCGTAAGGAAGCTGTAAGTTTGGGCATTCTGAATGCCCAAGAACCTGAAATTTCTCAGGTTTCCGCCCCCGCCGAAGGCGGGGGCAGCACAGTTTCTACTTGATGTAACTGTGCTAGGTGACACCAACAACTTAACTTTGGGGAATTTTCATGAATCCATTAAAGCGTCAATCGGTTTCTAAGCATAAGTCAGCTAAGAAGTTTCGTCATAACATGTCTAAAACTAA